GAAATCCACTTACTGTAGCAACCTTTGTGCTGGTATCGTATGCTGTTACAGTGAATTGTGCTCCAACTCCTTCAAATGATGAAGTTGAGCGAATAAGAGTAATTGTATTTCCAGCTATGTTGTAAGCTGGCGCATCAGAAGCAAGAGTAATTGTTGTAGCACCAATTCCTCTTGTTACACCGGAACGATGGTCAGTCACGGAACTTACTGTATAGTATTTACCGCTATCCAAACCATAAACATATTTACTAGAAAGTGGCTTACCAGTTTCATTAATAATAGAGACATTGGCTGAACCGGGCTCACTCACAACAACAAATCCAGCATCAAAAGAATTTCCACCAGATAACAGACTTACTAAGTTTGCGGTCAAGTCTGCAATAGTATTTGCTGTAAGAATTGATTCACCCGAAATCAAAGTTGTATTAGCATTTAATGTAACTTTGTTTGGCACTACAATGTATTTGTTAACATCGGTATTATCAAAGAAAGAATACATTACTGTTGAAGGTCTCATTCCATCAGAAGCAAAAAGAATTTGCTTTGACTTCATGTATGGTTGAATAGCTAAGTCTGTAACAAAAGTTCCTACATCCACTTGTGAGGTTGAAGTCGTAATTTGTTTTTGATTTAATTCTGCGCCCTTGGTCAAATAAGTGTTATCATTAACGGCCGCATAAACACCAAAAGTTCTTCCTCCCAAACCAACCGTGGTTTGTTTAGTATAATCTGTTTCTTTGAGTGTTTTATACCACTTACTATCGGCGATTTGTGCAAAAGGACTATTTCTATCATCAGCCCATTGTTTATTGTTGTCTGCGACATACTTAAATGCATCATTGATAAAATTGAAAGCATTATCAATACCCTGAGTTGAGTTTAAAGTAACTCTTGCTGTAGAACCAGTATCAACATCTCCAGTAAATTCTGGGAATAATTTTGTTTTGCCTTTGAAGTTAGCAAAAGTTGCATCAGCAATCGCTAATGATTTTGTTGCATAAGGTTGTTTTGCAAATTCAGTCGTGCTATAAGAAAGCATTAACGCTTTTTTGGTACCAGCGCCAACAACTTTTGTTGCTCCGGTGCTCAATGATGTATTAGCCTCCAATGCAACAGTTCTCATTAGAGAAGCTGGATATAATCTTCCTGCATCAATCAAGTTTCTATTATCATAATCCACATCCGAGAATGTGGCTTGTGAATCTTTTGATGTAAAGTTATCAACAAGAATACCATATTTTGAACGCTCTAGACCATTGTTATCAAGAATCTTTGTTGATGCGGCATCTTTTTCCAATGTTGTCAATGCAACATAATACTCAAGTCCGCGAATTCTATCCTCAAACGCTTGAATGTCGCTCATAGTATATCTACGATGATTCTTAAAATCTGCGCGGATATCTTTTACGCTTTCTGTGTATGCTGGAATATACAGAGTATAAATCAACATATCTTTTGTATCTACTGGAGGAGGTACTGGAACAACCGCAGATTGTCCCTTTAGTACTCCAATTTCTCTAGAAGATTTAACTACAACTTGGTCAATTCTTGGCAAGAAATAATCATAATCCATTGTGATATTTTCCAATGGCTCAGGATTCAATGCTCCAGACAACGATGTTCCACCCACAGCTTTGGATGGTCTAAAGTCAAATGCGCCTCTTAAAGAAATAAGTTTTTTATCTTCTTTATTATCAAACTTGGAAATATCCGAATAAGAAATATTTGAACCTTTTGAGTATGAATCAACATCAAATAATCCTGCAAATACGGACAAGTTTTTAAAGTATCTATATTGCACAAATACTTTTCCTACGGGCGCAGAATAACCACGTTTCAATTTAATTGTTGCATGGTCATAATGTGTTTTGCGTTGACCGTTGTCAAATTCATAGTTTGATGTGATATCATTGGATGCAGTTGTCAGCATAGCAGATGTTACATTTGATCCTGTATTTTTAGAATCATAGATACCAATAATTTCATACACATCAGGAACTTGCAAACTAACTACTTTTCCTGGTGTTCTTAAATCTGTTAACACAGCGCCGTTATCAAAGTTAGTTGCGCCGATACTTTTGAATACCGCACCACCTGAAAAATATGTTACTTCGCCGGATGTATTTGCTGAATATAGAACAGTTGTTCCTTCAGTTCCAGCAGTATTCATTTCATAAGGAATCAATGAATGTAAATCTGTTCCGCCTGTAATTGGTACTAATTGTTTACGCTTTGTGACACCAGTTGAGCCATCTTCTGCATTATTGATTTTTGTAGTTACAAGCAAATCAACTCTAATAGCATCACTTACAGTTTTCAAATCAACTTCAAATGATGATGTTGAAACTGAGGTAATTGTGAAGTTATTATTTGATAAGCTAATTGCTGTATTAGGAGCAATACCATATTGAGTATTACTCGCACTATCTGAACGAACAAAACAAATCATGTTATTCAGAATCAATGAATCCGAAATTGTTCCTGATCCAGTTGAGAATGAAAAAGTGTCTGAGCCTGAAGCGGTTACAGTAAATTTACCACCAGATGTTATCCCCGTATATTTCTTTCTTACTTGAAAATCCATATTGCTAATTGTATTAGCTTTAATCGCCTCATATGGAGTTTCAAAAACAAGACTTGTTCTTGTTGGTTCACTAATAGAAACAAATCCTGTAGTTGGATCTTTTGAGTCTGTATCAACGTTGCCCGCAAATTGAATGTATGTTCCATCACTTATAGTTAATGATTCTGCATTTTTAATGTCGGATTGAATCGTAAAAGTATTTGATCCTGGAATAAAAGTTAATGATGATGCTAAATTAAGAGTTACAGTATTTGAACTTGTAATTAGAATTGGTGATAATGAAGCGCCAGAACCATTGGTAATTTGAAAATACATGTTTGCATATGCATTTAATGGCAAACCAGCATTGAATGCGGTAGGAATTGCAATTGTGGTAGCAGATGATCCAGCTGCGGCTAATGTTCCTGTAATTGGAACAGTATTAGCACCAAATGTATTTACAGTAAATGTGTGAGTATTACCAATGTCCGAATTGTATGCATCATTGTAGCGAATCATGTTTGCATAAATTGTACCAATTTTGGTAGAATTATATGTCGCAGTTGTTGATAAACTTATATCTGTAAATGGAACCGAATGGATATCCAAAGATGGGAATGAAGTAATATCAAGTGTGCCGCGAACATTCGCTAGAACCAAACTACTTTCATAATTTGTTGGTAAATCAAAACTTGAAACATTTGAAACATCTCTTGCTCTATCAACTTCAATAATTGTTGGAGCAATAGTTTCAAACTCATAACCACTCACATACGCTTTACCTGGATCCAAAACAACGTTAAATTTGCCATTAGCACTATCACCTTCTTCAAGAGAAACGACAAATGGATCCACCGTATAGTTTCCAGATTCATCATGTGTGCGGCGAGCTAAAGTTTTTTCAATTTCACTATAGATTGGATAATCAATCTCTTTTGTTTTTACACCATTAACAAGACGAACAATTTCAAAGAATGTTGAAATATCAGCAGAATCTAATGTTCTCTTTGCTAGAGAAGTTTGAATTGCATAACGTTCAGCTCCTGGTGCTTGATAGTTAAATGCTCCCTGTGCTGGATCCAATAGGGATGTATCGTCAATTTCATCAACAATGGTTTCGGTAAATTCAATACCGATTTTGTATGATGGGTTTAAATTAATTGTTGATGTGTTATATCCTACACGATAAAAAATTTCAAGAATAAGATATTGTGGAACTACTTTTACAAATTGTCCTTTAAAGTAATATATACCTTCTTGTAATTTAGCTATGTAAGAACCGCCAACAGCCAATGTGGATCTTAATTGAGCATAAATTTCTTGACCATAAACACGAATTTCATCCGATTCGGCAAATCTTTCGCCACTTAAATATTTTAAAATAAGAATAGGATTTGCCGTTGATGTGTCAATTGCAATAACTTTTGCTCTAATTATTTTTGATGAATTATATGAAACGACAGTCTTGTTTAGAAATTGTGTAGCATCAACGTCCAAGTTATTATACTGAGCAGCCAGAACAACATAATTTGCTTTAGTGTCTAATGAAACTTTACCACCAACAATCGGACTACCACTCTTAAAAATGTGATTACCAAATTTTTCAATTTGGTTAGCTAATATAGTTTGTAGCTGTGTTAATTCACGGGCTTGAACCGAATATCCAGGACGAAACAAAACACGCATGAAGTTTTTATCTTCATCAAAATCATCATAATATGGATCGTAGTTAAAGGTAGCAGTCATTTATTCCTCGTTTAGAAACTCAAAATGAAACGAATTCGTTCGGTTTGGGCTGGGTCTCTTGTAATTGGCAGTTTATCTGATATGTATAATATCTTTCCAGAGTACAAATCAAGAGTAGGATTTGTAACTGTGTTCACGATACGAATAGCGCCTGTTTGTAGACCTCTAATCGCTTGATTTGTTTGTAATGTTCCACGAACATTGTTTAAATACAATAAATTGGGTGTTTCACTAAACGAAATTACATCAGCGGTAAATGTTGCACTTGCGTATGTTGTTCCTTGATAAACAACTTCATCGTTGTTAAAGTCACCAACACCTGGCGAAACTTTAACAAGAGTGTATAAAGAATATTTTTGTCCGGTAGCTAATGTTGTTGTATTATATAGATATGGATTTCGTAAAATGACAACTTCACGGAAATCATTATCCACAGGTAATACTCCACCCTCATCTTCGTCAAATTCCACATTAAACATTATTGTGGAACCACCCAACTCATAAGTCGGTTCATATCCATGTCCATTATGTGGAGCAATTGAGACTTCAGCAGCCGCTAATGTCCCTATGCCACCACTAACATCGGTAAAAGTTAGATTGGCATAAGTGTAATAATTTCCACGGTTTTGGATAACTATATTTTGTATTTTACCACCTGAAACGTTTGCCTTTAATACTGCGCCTGTTCCATCGCCATCAATTGTAATGATATTTTGTACAGTACCAACTGTGTAGTTATTACCAGAATTTGTTACAGTCACAATATCAATTGAGCCTGGTTCGGCTGCGGCTCTTACAAACTTGTTTACTGATACAGGCATCCAATCATCAGTTAAGAATTTTTGTTTCTGTACAGATGTTAATGTGTACATATACTTCCACTTATAAAAATCGGAAGTCTCAACATAAGGTTCTTCTAGTGAAGTTGTTGATAGCGTCAATTCTGGTGATACTGTAGAAGCTGTGCCTGGCGAAACATTTGAAAGACACTTAAAAACTTGATCCTTAGAATTTATTATATAATAATTTGTGTTGGCTTCATACGTATTATATACTGTGTTGGACGTCCAATCATTTCTAGGAATAACAAGAGATGCATTTTCCAAAGATATTTGTTTCGCAAGAACCCCACGTTTGTAGTAATCATTTATAGCCGAATCCGTTTCCGCTGGAGATCCTTCCACTTCGGTTCCTGAATTCCATGGTAAATGTCTGCCAAAAAAAGCATACATATAAGATTTTTTTTCGGCGGGCAAATATGCATTTGCTCCCAAGTCCAACTGATTATAGACTTGCTCTGCCATTAAAATTTTGAAATTTTTAGTTAAGAGTGCTGACATGTTTCTATTTATCTAACTTTTTGAATGGTTGCGCTCAAATTGCTGCCGTTTGATGTAAATATGCTACTTGCAAAAATAGTATTTGCATTTCTAGAATTCGCTCTAATTGTAGCAGTATAAACCAGATTAACAGTCGCTGAAGTTGATGTTACATTAATTGTGGTGTCTAGTATAGCAAAAGAGGAATTGGTGACTTCTTTAATTGTCACTGTATTACCGGTAGACAAATATATCGTATCGCCGTCTTGCAGGTCATTTATGAAATTGACGCTGTTAGCTGAACCAAACAAGATGTTTGAACCCGAAACAACATTAACTGTATTTTGCAATCTTCTGTGAACATTTGACAGAAGGATTAAATCGCCCACATTAACCGTTGCTTGTAGATTTGCACTGGTATTTGTAGTAATAATTTTATTGGAACCATTGGCAATATTGTAAGTATCAGCAAGAGAGGTAATTGTTATGAATGCTGAGGTATTAACTTGCGTCAACATTTCTTCATTATCATCAATTTTTGTAATGAAAGTTTTTGTTCCAACTGGATGAACAATATCGTTTAGTGGTTTCTTAAACTTAGAATAGTCGGTTTGTGATTTAATGATGTATGAGAAGTTATGATATTTTTCGCCATCTTGCAACTTCTTATCCGCACTAATTTGTCCATCAGTATTCAAGTAAATACCAGGATAACGAATCAAACCATTTTCAAAGTTTGCTGTAGCTTTAGCGTTACCGTCGCCATAAAATAACGATGATGTTACATTTGCGGTAACTGTTCCATCATCCGACTTGATAGCTTTAGTTGCGTCAAAAACGCCACGATAATTAAATATTCTAAGCGTTGTAGTTCCAGAATTATATGAATCCACTGTTGCGCTAAATGAAGAACTAATGTTTGATGTGCCTTGATAAATTGAGGTATTTGAAACAAACAATTGTCCTTCTGTAACACTATTCAATATAATGTCCGCATTTCTCAAAGAGACTGTTGGAGCTTCAACATAATCATAACCAAAACTTTCAATTCTTAATGATGTTATGGCGCCAATTCTTGATGTGGTCAGTCCATATTGCTCACCATCACCAGTTATCTCGGAGACAGACAGATTAGCACTTGTTCCAGATGATGATTGTATGGTAATTATTGGCAATGAATCTCTTTTATATCCCTCGCCGCCAATAACAAAAGCGTTTGATGAATGATTATTCATTGTTACCGAAGTAATTATGCCGCCTGGTGCAACGTTCACAAATGCATTTGCTCCATATCCAGAACCACCAGTAAAAATTAGAATGTCGCCATTTGCGTAATTTGTGCCACCACTGTTTATGGTTATTCTGCCAAGTGATCCGATTTTATATAAATCATTTCTTAGAATTTTATAAACGAAAACATTTGTTAGGTCGTTAGGAAATTCTTCAGCAAAATACAAATTATTTGTATCTACGGAAGCAACTTCAAGAACTTCTTCAAATTTGTTATTGATAAACAATCTAACATAATCACCAGTCTCAAAAGAAACTGTTAAGTCTTGTGTTGTGTCATTTATTAATGAAGTTCCTTTTACGATTGTACGAGTGTTACAAACTAAAATATCATCGTAGCTTTCATTGTATAAACTATAAGTTTCAACGGTTGGCTTTTGACGATAACCACCACCCGAACCGTCAATTACAACGAAAGAAATTGGAAAAACTGTGAACGCATCAAATGTTGTTGCATTCGCTATTGTGACATTTTCAATATTTGCAATATTTGGTCTTAGTCCATGTAATGTTTGAATGGACATATTTGAGACATTTAATTTTCTTGAAACTGAAGTGTCTAAAAGATTAATAGAGGCTTTTGCTTCTGTACCAAAAACTGTATTGGCAAAACCGCCTTTGAAGTCAATGATTGAAGAATTCAAATTTATTGCAGGATCTCTAAATCCAAATCCACTTTTTTCCACAATGATATCAGTAATACCACCCTTTGTTGTTACTCCAACATAAGCAACAGCGCCAACTGGAGTATTTGCAACAGGGTTTAAACCACCAACAATACTAACAGGATCTCCATCATATCCAGTTTCTGGATCATATGCGTTATAAAAAAGACCTCTATTGTTTGGATTTATTTTTATTTCTGATAGAGCACCAATCAAACGACCGCCAACAGTAACGTTTAGACCAGTATCTTCATCAACATATGTTGCAGTTATTCTTTCTCCGGTGGTAAACAATCTATTGACATTTGAAACATAAATTTCCGTATATGTAATACCAAGTTGACGGTCAACAGATTGAATTACTTTTTCAACCAAAGCAGTAGCTTTTGAAGTTTGTCCGGTAATTAAAGTTTTTGCAATATTGAAAATGTTGTTATCATTGGTGTCAATTCTAAGGGCTAATGGCAATACCCATTTACCGTCAGATGCTTTTAGTATGTCTTCTTTTGGATAGTAGATATCAATGTTTTCATTATACAATGCTCTGAAAAGGAACTTAACAGATTCTTGTGTTCCGCTAGATTTATAAAATTGAGTTACCAACTTTAAGAAAAGTCTTTTGTCGGTTACAATCTCTTGAGGAAAATAAGGAGCTAAATCCTTTTTTAATTGTTCAATGTAATAGTCATCGGAACTATCAATGTCATTTGCATTACGTAATGCATCAATTTCAAAGGAAACGCTATTTGTAGTTTCCAGCCATTCATAGTATTTCTCTAAGAATGTGACAAATTTTGGATAGTCACTTCTTACGAAATCTGGTAACTGTGAAGATACCAGGTTTGATGTGCGAACGTTTTCCATTAAATTGTATTAGTTTTAACAACAACGCTAGTGGGATCATCTGCATCCAGAACAAGCATTTTATTTAATTTAGATTGAATGATACTAATCTTTGGCTTAATGTGAACCATGATATCGCCGAAGTCATTGTTAACTGCTGTTGGATTAAAATTACTGATTGTTATTTTACCCAATGTATAATCAATAACACCAGTTACACCATTGTTTTTATTTTTGTTCAAAATAACTTTGGTACTTTGACTACTGATTTCATCCGGCTTGAAGTATGAAATTCTGATTTGTCCATAACGACCTTCAAGCACAGCCAATCCAGCACCTAAAGATCCACCACCGCCAGTGATTTGAACGGCTGCTGTGGTGTATCCAATACCTGGATTTGTAACTGTAATTTTGTTTATTTTTCCATTCACTATTTCAGCGACTGCTATTGCACCTTCTCCGTCTCCAACAATTGTGACCTTTGGAGTTGATGTGTAGTTAAACCCCGGATTACTTACAGTCACAGATTCTAATCCAGAAAAAGATGATGGAACTTCTTCAAAGAAACATTGGCGAGAAACACCAATCTCATCTGTCATTGTGAAATCGGGTGTTGAGTAGAAGTTATCGTTTGTTGTTCCTCTAGCCAATTCAAAACCAAAATCGAGAATATATGTATCAGCATTAATTAAATCGGGTCTGAATTTTTTAGCAACAAACAAACTTACTTCATTGGAAATAATTGACCTATCAAAATTATCAATCGCTGTCTCAAGACCCGAAAATCTAAAATAAGTATTAAATTGATTAAGATTCGTAGAAGTATAATTTTTAATTAAAGTTACTATTGCGCTTTTCAATTCAGAATCATTTAGTGACAATTTTGATTTATCATAGAAAACGTTGGATTCCACTTTTAGATAATTGTAGTCAATATCAACAATCTCTGGTGTAATTGTTAACATACTGATTGGCTTCAATATGGTATTTTTTACAAAATCTTTTTCCGTATCTGAAACCTCAAAACCCAATTTTGGTTTTGCTGAAACGAAAACTTTACCAAAAACTGGTGGATCATTTTCTTCTCCACCCCATACATTCACCGCTTCAAAAGCAGGATAGTTTTGTTGAATTAACTTGATGTAATCATTCTTAGTCACAGCACGATTCTGTGATAGTAGAGCAAGAGGTGCGGCAAATTTAATTGAATCTACTGATTCTCTGGTGACACCACCAGCAGCCGCAGAAATTGAATTTACCGAAATTAAACTAAATCCACCAACTGTTGTGGAAGAAACAAAACTGTTTGCTTTATTTGATGCATCTGCACTGGTAATTAAATATTCTAGAGTGATTACACCACCATCCGGTATCTTTTTACCTAGAGTGTCATCACCAAAGTAAACTTCGTATTGTCCGTTTTTACCTTCTTGTAGGTAATAAACTTCCGATGTTGAATCTACGGTAAGCGCATTCGTAGACAAATCATAAACAATCGTTTCGGTATTTGAGGATGATTGCTTTACGGAAACTTTTAAAGTTGTCGTATCAATGTTTGCATCTGGTATTGTAAATAGTTGTTTTGGATTAGAGAATAAACTATTGTTGTAAGAGTATGAAACTAGTTGTCCCTGATAGATTGGCACGTTTGTGAAAACAAAATTATTTGCTGTTTTAGAAACTGTTGTAGATTCTACGGTAACAAACTTGTATGATACGCCATCTAATTGTGAAGATGAGAATGCGTATCCTCTAGGAAGAGTTAATGAGCCCGGAGTAGAATTTGTTGTTTGAATAGTTACATTAACAATTGCTCTTGGCGCTCTAGCTGAACGTGGTGTATATCCAACTCGTTTTGCATGTGAAACAACTGAGTTTCTAAGAGAAGCACTATCCAGGAATGCTTCGTTGGCAATCATATTTAAGTAATTCTCT